CTTTGGTATAGTCATTTCTCGGTACATGATTTTCCCCACGGCGGTACAATTGGTGTACTATGTGCGTCACGTTATATACCGAGATTCTACATTATATGTATATGTGTAATAATACTAATGTTATATTACGGATATGTCACGTTATATTTAGTCCGGCTGTCTGTCCGGCTGTCTGTCCGGCTGCCTGCCGGGGTGACTGTCCGTTGCAACGCTGATACAGTCAACTACAATTATATTGTATCACATCTGCCGCGTGATACAATGCCGATTTTGAGATTTTTTCAAAAATTTTTTGTAAATGACGCGTTACGGGTATTGACAAAGTGCGGAAAACCGGTTATAATATGGGCGTAGCCCAGCAAAACAAACACAAAAACATAAAGCGAAAGGGGTAAACAACAATGAAATATGTACTGTATATCGTTTATCGTAGCGGTAGATCATCTAAGTCATATGTGTATCGGCCATTGAAAGCCGAAAATTTAGGAGATGCGATTATCGAGGCGGATTCATTTTACGATCCGCGAGATATGTATCTTGTGCGTATTATGGAAAAGGACGGCGCGCTTGAGCACCCGGAACGCGGTGTGAGCGTCCAACGATATAAAAGTCGATATGAAAAAAGGTCTTTTAACTGGCGTGTGTATGACGAAACTGTGCACGGCGTCAAGCACATTAAGACTAGATATAGCGCGTGGTTTGATTAAGCCGAAACGCCCGTTTCCGGGCGTCCGTGTCGAATGGCCGCGACACGCTGAAGATGGCAGGCCGAGTTAACAATATGGACGTAGTCCAGCAAAACAAAAACGAAAGGAAAAGGAGAACCGAAAAATGCAAAAGACGACGAACAAAGCCACATGGGTAAAGTGCACCTACCGCGCCGATACGGAGATCGTCAACGGGTACGGCGTTAGCGTCGACCTCGGTGACCACATAACCGGATATAACCGGATGCCAACTGTCAGTGAAATTGTTCGATCTATGCCGTGCTTTATTTCGCATATTGAATATCTGTGTCACGCGGAAGAATCGGACGAAACGCGGGTATTTTCAAGCCCTGAAATTAGGGCATACAAAACGCTTGCAGTATATTATCCGCGCGGATATGATGTGACAGTACGCGAATTATGCCCAGCACATTATCTTGGCAGCCCGTTTACTTGTATGCACCTGCGGATGGGCTGGCATGCTAAGGAGGACTGAAAAATGAAATATTTCTTATATATTGAACGAGGAAACGGGGAATTTCCGCATGAGGAAATTATCCCGCTAACGGCTGAAACGCTGTTTAATGCGCTGTTAGAAGCAGATAGGCATTATGACAAGGACGTGGTTTTCATTCTGAAGATATATGAACAAGTTGGGGCATATGCCGATGGCAATGTGCAAACCGGTTTGTATATGCCCCGCCTTGAAAAAAGGTGGGAGAAATGGAGCCGATATAGTGAAGAATACAGTAAGCAGAATGTTGTACGTTGTCGGAGGGTGGATAAATGAACGTTATTTTGTGGGCTGTTGCATGTCTTGCCGGTATCGGATTGTTGACCGCGATATCTGAAGTATTCAGCAATTATGCTCCGACTTTAGGTGTCATGCTGTTCTTTGACACTCTAAAGCAGGTGTTATTGCAAATACTGATCATTGGCGGTGCCGCAACATTTTTCGCAGCCCTGCTTATCGGGATGCTGGAGAGGGGTGGCGCATAATGGCCCGCAAGCCTTCCATCACGCGCACGATCGCCACGGAAGACGTCACAATCAGCGCAGCAAACGAACAAAGTGGCAGGGTGCAAGCTCTGACTGTTACAATTCCGGCCGGGAGTAAAACCGACCTTGAGCGCCTGCGCGTGATTCGTCCGCAGCTCCCGCCGCACATGCAGCCGCTTCGTGTGGTAAAAGTCAGTGCGCCGGAAACGCATATCTATCGCATGAGCCTCGCGGCTTTTGTCGCCCACGCTGTGATTTATGATTGCCGTGACGGTAATCGCAGTGTAACGGATACTTAAACAAGTTATAAACAAGGTGTAAACGGTGTCAATCACCTTTACATAAATAACAGAGCAGCCGACTCATAAAACACAGGCAGAAAGGAAAAACACTATGGAAAACTATGAATGCAAGATCCTCGAATCTAACGGCGAGTTTGACGCCTATGAACGCGTAATGTGCAAGGACCTCGGTGACGCTATCCCGCTGGACGATGCAACGCAGCAGGGGCCTGTCGTGATCGAGTACGAAAAGCACTTGATCCTCGGAATCCACAACGAAAAGTCCGAAGACAAGGACTATTATAAATGCGTTGTGATCGATCCGGACGGCCGCAAGTTCGTTTGTGGCGGCGCGACGTTCCGCCGCGAGCTGGAAAACATCGTTGCCGAGCTGAGCGATGCCGGGATTATCAACGGCTTCAACATCAAGGTATACAGAAAGGCCAGCAACAATTACAAGGGAAAAGATTTCATTACCTGTTCCCTGACCCGCGAAAAGCCCACTTTCTCGACCGCCCCGGACGATTGCGTCATGTGCGTCGATCCTGACGCACAGTAAATCCACAAGGCCCGGTGTAAAAGCCGGGCCTAATTCTAAATAAGGCGATGATAATTATGGCAATGACAAAGGTGCCGAAAAATCTAGCGGCGTACAATAAAGAGTTGCGCCGCATTGAACGCTTTATGCGCTCAGCCGAAAAGCGCGGCTTTACATTTCTAACAACGATCCCCGAACGAAAATCGAAACCGACAAAAAGAGACGTCGAACGTCTCCGCAGAATCACACCGGAGAAGCTCTATGCAAAGAGCTTTTACACCGAAGACGGAAAAGAAATCCCCGGCAGCCCTTATCAAAGGGGTGGTAAATGGGCGCCCACAAAAAGTGGAGCTATACGAACGGGTCAACATCGGTATGATTATAATGCTGAGCTTAAAAAAGCGGAAGCGCGTCTCAAAGCGCAGCAGCGTGGCGCGAAGTTGCGATCTGAAGCAGAGGCACGGAATGCCGCTAAGAAAGCCGAACAGTTAGCGGAGCGTGAAGCAAAGAAAGCGGCAACACATGCTGCAGCTTTGGCAAGACGCCGGCAGCGTTACGCTGAGAAGAAAGCCGCGAAGCAATTAGAAGCATCAACTTATCGGATAGCTGGAAATATTGCAGAGGCGGGAAACGTGATTATCAACTTGCGGAACGCTTTGGAACGTTTTACGCCAAATTTCCGTTGGGACGATCAAGCAAAGGCAGCGGCAGCACATTACTACAACTTTTTCACAAACGTCTTGGATTCGATTGAGGATAAAATCGGATCGGAAGAACTGGCATTGCGAATCCAAGAAAACGGGCAAGAATTGGCTGAAATTGTCGATGAAATGCTCTACAAGTATTATCATACTGTAGAAGAAGCTCGTTTCAATTTATCAAGGTTCGTAAAACTGCTAGTCGGCGATTATGCTAATGTTCAGGCATTTCGCCCCGAGGCAAGTCAAATAGAACGAAGTGATGGATACGCCTACGATGAAACGTTCGAATCGGATATTGTATCGACGTTGTCTAGCATTTTTGGTGGTGGATCGATTAAGGTGCAGGGCGGTATTATCTCACTAGATGAATTTTACAAGGGGGTGTAATGCATGCGCCAACGCGAAAAAACATATCTCGTTGGCGATTTTGAAACAACGGTCTACGAAGGCCAAACAGATACCGCCGTATGGGCCGCCGCTGTTGTGCCACTTTGGAGTGAAGACGTCACCATCTACCACAGCATAGAAGATTGCTGGAACGGGATTAGGCAAGTAAAGGGTGATGTGGTGTGCTATTTCCATAATCTAAAGTTTGACGGTGCTTTTTGGCTGGATTTTCTATTGATCCAGGCTGGATACAAGCAAGCTGTTGACGATGTGGAAGACGTGCAGCAGGTTCGTTTTCAACATCAAAAAGATATGGAGAACGGCACGTTGCGCTACACAATTTCTGATATGGGCGCATGGTACATTATCACAGTCAAATGTGACGGGCGGTTGATAGAATTCCGTGACAGTTTGAAGTTGCTACCGTTCAGCGTGAAGAAAATCGGCAAAGACTTTGAAACGAAGCATCAAAAGCTAGATATGAAATATGAAGGTTTTCGATATCCCGGTTGCGTTATTACGCCGGAAGAACAAGAGTATATTAAAAACGATGTGCTGGTTGTAAAGGAAGCAATCGAAGTCATGCATCAAGAAGGGCACATGAAGCTGACTATTGCGAGCTGTTGCTTATCGGAGTATCAGAAAATCATAGGTTACCCGCTTTACAAGAAAATGTTTCCTGATCTGGTCGCAGAGCCTTTGGATGAAATTTATGGTGCGAAAAACGTGGATGCCTATATCCGCAAGGCGTATCGAGGGGGCTGGTGTTATGTCGTGCCAGAGAAGCGGAACATCGTATACAAGAAAGGGACAACGGCAGACGTAAATTCCTTGTATCCCTCCATGATGCACAGCATGAGTGGGAATAAATACCCTATTGGATATCCACATTTCTGGAAAGGCAATTGCATTCCGACTGAAGCGCAACAGCCTTATAGTTTCTACTATATTAGAATTCGAACGCGTTTTCGAATCAAGCCGGGTCGTTTGCCGTTTATCCAAATCAAGGGAAACTACTTTTATCATGGAACGGAATCGCTAACGACGTCTGATGTATACGACCGTAAGACAGGGCAATGGTGCAGTGAAATCATTGACGTCGATGGGATTAGGAAACCAGCCACAGTAACACTAACGTTAACGGAAATGGACTTTAAACTTCTCCGCGAACAGTACGACCTATTTGATTTTGAAATACTGGACGGGTGCTATTTTGAAGCGACGAAGGGGCTTTTTGATGAGTACATTGATAAGTATGCTGAAATTAAGAAAAAAAGTAAAGGTGCGAAGCGCGCGTTAGCGAAACTGTTTTTAAATTCACTTTACGGGCGACTTGCAGCTGGTTCAAATAGCTCATTTAAAGTGGCATATCAGAAACCAGATCGCAGCCTAGGTTATACGATCGTTTCTGCTAACGAAAAGAAACCCGGCTATATTCCTGTAGGAGCAGCAATCACAAGCTATGCCAGATGCTTTACGATCCGGGCGGCACAAGCTAATTACTATGGCCCTGACGAACCCGGATTCATATATGCGGATACTGACAGTTGCCACATGGATTTACCTGCGGGGGCTGTCCTTGGTATGACAATTGACCCGGTTAATTTCTGCGCCTGGAAGCTGGAAAGCAATTGGGATGTTGGATTGTTCGTCCGGCAGAAGACGTACATTGAACATGTAACGCATAAAGACGGCGAACCGATTGAACCGTTCTATGACGTGAAATGTGCAGGAATGCCACAACAGTGTAAAGACCTATTTCTGAAAAGCGTGTCAGGCTGGAAGCCGACAAAGGACGATCCCGAAACAGACTACAGACCGGAAGAAATTGCCTTCCTAAAGCAGAAACGCGAAATAACAGAATTCAAATTGGGTTTGAAAATCCCCGGCAAGCTGCTCCCAAGAACTATCCCCGGCGGTGTGCTGTTGTGCGCAACAACATATGAAATGAGGTGATAACAATGACAGACATGGAGGCTAAGCGTCTAGCCGTTGCGATTATTCAGGTAGGCGTGCAAGACTACGTCCGCTACAGCAAAGAGTTAAAACCTCGAAGTAAAGAGCGCGGTAACAAGTCTATGTATGCCCGTTCGCAGAATCGAACGGAGGTGGCACAATTTTTCAAGTCTGACTGGTATTACTTTTTGTGTGAATGCTTAGGGCTTGACGATGAAACCGTTAAAAAATGCATTTTGCGGGAACAGATGGAGGTGAAGCGCCGTGCGAATGCAGTTTAAGTTAACCGTCGTATACAAGGACGGGAGTGAAGTGGAGCATCAGTTTCCATTTTGGTACGACTTGCTGAACTACGTGACAAGTATGACCACTTTGGAAATGAAAAGCTACAAAGAAATCAGAGCTGAATATATTAAGGGGAGATAATGAAATTTGGAAACGAAGAAAAACGAAACAGTGGCGGATTTAATCGCTTATGCGGTTGTAGCGGCATTAACCGACACAGCTGCAATTGCCGACGTGATGCGGGTAGATCTTCAAGCGGTTCGGTGCGTGTTCCTTAAATCGTTTGTAGTTAATTTGGATAAGCACTGAACAAAGGGGGTATAACAATGAAGGTGAAAATTGTAAAGGGCAATGATGTGAAAACCATGGAGGAAATCAGAACGGAGAAAATGGAAATGCTGAAGAAGAACGTAATTAAAAGCTGTATTCGATCGATTGATGAAGCAGACGCAATTGCATATGCTGTCGGCTGTGATGAGAAAGACGTGCTGGAACTGATTGCACGTACTCTGTTCAACTATGCGAAAAGAAGGCGTGACGATGAATAACAAGGAATTGAGCAAGCGGCTTGAAGAACTGATAAAACAATTGGATGCGGCAGTCATGATTACGGATAACATGTTGACGTTGTCTCTAATACTCAATTGCCGTAGGATTGTAAAGAATATCCTGAAGGATACACCTAAATAAAATAAGGCTCCCACATAAGTGGGAGCCGTATCAAAATCGGAGAGTTACACAAAGGGATTCACGATATCCGTAACTGTCCAGGCGGCGTAATTTCAGCCGTGTGATCCTGGCAGAGCAGAGCGTATAGTCTCCGGTGATACCTATTTAATAAGCAAGCGCCTTTAGGACTGCTTCTTTGCAAGACAAATTTTTGAAGCGGAATGCACCTAGCTCAAAGAAATATCGAAACTGGCTAAGCATTGCGTCGGAACGCCTGAGCATCACATAATTAACTTCATGATCTTCAGTTGTTACAGTGATGCGTACAGGGTAATAATCATCGGCTTTGTCATCACAGTACATAAAGCCTAGATGTGGATATTCCCGGATCGCGTAATTCTTCCCGCAATACCGGAGCGTTGCAATATACCTGTTAACGCCCTCTGGCCTGCCGATAAACGCAACGTTGTCGTTCAGGTAAACGCCCTGTCCTGCATATGACACATAATCGTTCTTTGCAAACGCCCTGTTAAACGCGCTTCCCTTTTGTGCTTCAGCTGCGGAATACACATAACCTTGCTCCAGCACGAAGCCGTCGCCCTTCAGGAAACGTGTTTCCTTTCGGAGGCGTTCGGAGATGCCTAATTCGATATAATAAGGATTGAGCAGGCTAACCGGGTTCCCGCACATGTAAGTCGGAACATAACGGACTTGTTCGCCTTGCCCGCGTGCAACAGAAGCGTGAATAGAAATAAACTTTTTTACTTCATTCGGGACATACGTGTTTGTTTCGCTCTGGAACTCGTCCATGAACATAGCCCCAGTATCAGAAAACAGGTGTGCATATTTCTTGACAGCTTCCGCCTGATTGACGGATACCGCATATCCGCATTCCACGTCATTCAAGAAAAGTTTTTTAAAAACAGCCATAGGCTTTGACGTCATGTTGTCTGTTGGGAACCAAATGCCTCTGATATCTTTAAAAAATTTATCTGCGCAATCTTCCAGTTCATACTTGTACCGGTAGATGAGCATAAATTTTTCACGCGTTTTCTTGAAGCGACGCACAAGCATGCCGGAAAAATAGCAGGTTTTACCGCCGGTTCGGTTCGTCGTGCACAAATAGATTTCAGGGCGCTTGCCATTGATATCCTGCATCGATAGCAGTTTTGTTCCGTCGTAGTACGCCATACAAATACACCACCTACAATTATTATAACACATTCGAGCCTTTTGTCAATTGACAAATCGCACGCGTGTGATATAATGATAATAGGATTCCAATAAAAGGAGGTGAAAGGCTATTAACGTTCAGGCCGTTATTAACATTATCACGCAGGTCGGATTTCCTATTTGTGTTTCCCTTATGTGCTTTTGGTATATCAAGGTCATTCAGGAAAAGCACAAGGATGAAATTTCCGAACTTGCCAAAGCAATCCAGAATAACACTCTGGTGATGCAGCAGATCGTTGATAAGCTCAACAATGGCTAAAAAGATTTTCATTAGTCCGTCCGATCAGTTTGAAAACACTTACGCGGCGGGTAACACGAACGAAGGTGAACAAATGGGCTTGCTTGCGGAAAAGCTGGCTAATATCCTTCAGCGATGCGGATTTGATGTAAAGATCGCACATCAGGCCCGTTTGGCGGCGAAGTGTTATCAGTCTGATGCGTGGGGTGCAGACCTGCACTTGCCGCTTCACAGCAACGCTTTTAACGGCATCGTGACTGGAACTCGGGTAATGTGTATGCGAATTGCTGAAGGGGAACTCGGATATGAGTACAGCAAGAAAATCTTCAAGCAGCTCGACGCCGTTACTCCCGGCACTAGCTCCAACATTTCAGCGCAGCCGCAGTTGTACGAAATCCATGATCCGCACGCGCCTACGGTTTATGTCGAGGTCGACTTCCACGATGTCCCGCGTGTAGCAAACTGGATTGTCCAAAATCTTGACGTGATTGCGGACGCCATCGCAAGAGGTGTATGCGACTGCTTTGGCGTGGAGTACAAAGATGATGGTACACTCGGCGAACCGGAAATCTACCGTGTACAGGTCGGGGCATTCAAAAATCGCGATTATGCGGAGGCTATGAAAGAAAAGCTGAACGCGGCAGGTTATCCGGCGTTCGTTGTGAAATCGAATCCGTAAAAGAAAGGTGGTGAAAAGGCTTGGCTTGGCATGCTAGAGATATTGATTTGGGTGGAAACTATGCGACGGGTTCGCAGGAGAGCATCGACAACGCTAATGAAATGGCTAACCTCTTAGCAGGTCAAGGCTGGTCTATCGCCGCTATTTGTGCGTTTTTGGGTAACAACTCCAGAGAAGGTGGTTATAACCCGTGGAGTTGGCAATTGCAACCCACAGGGCTTGCTACACCAACCTATTCGGAATTTTTAGCGTGGACTGACGAACAAGCAAAGAATCACGGTTACGGTCTGGTTGGCTTCACTCCCGCAAAACGATACATAAATTCTGAAAACGAAGCGGCTTTATCCGCGCACGGGTATGCACCGCATTTTCGGGATAGTGCTCATCAGGGGGCAGCGACGGACGGTGAGGCGCAGACCGTATTTCTGTTCACAGATGTGCCGACAAATTGGTCATCCGGGCTATTCAACTACTACAACGCCGTGTTTACGGAAATCGGCGTTGATATCCGCAATTTTTACTATATCACGTTTGAACAGTTTAAGACTGGTAAAATTGCGAGTAGTGATATCCCATTGGACTATTTGACTGGCGCGTTTGAATTGAAGTATGAAAAACCCTATGACAAGGGTGCAGCATCATCCTATCACGGCAGATGCTCGGATGCCGCATACTGGTACGAATACTTCACGGGGCACCCACCAACTCCAACACCTACACGAAGGCGCATGAAAATTTGGTTGGCTATGAACGCCTGGACATAAGGAGGTAACAGTGTGGCGATCAAAACAAAACAGGAAGTTCTTGACGGCTTGAAGAAATTCATCCCGAATGATGATACTTCCGACGATACGCTTGCATTTCTTCAAGACGTCTCCGACACTCTTGATGCAGGCGCTGAGAATGTTGACTACAAGCAGCAGCTTGCAGACAACGATAAGAGATGGAGACAGAAATACAGAGACGCCTTTTACAATCCGCCTGATAAGCCAGATTCGGAACCGGACACTGACCCGGAACCGCAGCGCCGGTCGTATGCGGACTTGTTCAAGACCGAATAATTTTATGAAAGGAATGATTTAATGCCTAGAAAAATTGCAGTGTCCACCCTGAACGCTTCCACGATTGATATCCTGAATACCATTCGTGCGAATGCGTCCGCTCAGTATCAGGATCAGGTGCCTGAAGTCGCAACCAACTATGACGTCCGACAGGTTGGTGATGTCTTTTTCGGATATCCGAATCTTGCCAACGAATTCCTGAGCGCCCTTGTCAATCAGATTGCCCTCGTTCGAATCCGGTCCGCCACGTTCAACAACCCGTACAGGATGTTCAAGAAGGGCTTCCTTGAAACCGGCGAGACGGTCGAGGAAGTGTTCGTGCAGATCGCGAAAGCGCGTGACTTCTCCCCTGAGAAGGCGGCTTCCCGTGAACTCAAGCGTACGATCCCGGATGTTCGTTCCGCCTTCCACCTGATCAACTGGAAGGTGCAGTATCCGGTCACGGTTCAGCGCGAAGACCTCCGTCAGGCGTTCACCTCGATTTCCGGCGTTGAAGACCTGATTTCCAGAATCATCGACAGCGTTATCCGTGCCGCCGAATATGACGATTTCCTGCTCGTCAAGTACCTGCTCATCAAGGCCGTTTCGCATGGCAAGATGAAGCCCGTCGCGTTCGACGCGGCTGATTCTAAGAATGCAGCAACCGCATTCCGCGGCACGTCCAATATGCTGACGTTCATGAAAAACGACTACAATGCGGCTGGCGTGACTACGGTCACCCCCCGTGAAGATCAGTACATTTTCATGGATGCGCAGTATAACGCGAAGTTCGACGTCGAAGTTCTTGCGGCGGCGTTCCACATGGAAAAGGCTGATTTCCTCGGCAGGCTCGTTCTCATCGACGATTTCACCACCTTCGATAATGCCCGCTTCGACGAAATTCGTGCGGCCGGTAATAACATCGAGGAAGTCAGCGCGGCCGAACTCGCCCTGATGGCTGACGTCAAGGCGATTCTCGTCGATCAGGAATGGTTCCAGCTTTACGACACGCTCAATGAGATGTCGGAAGCTTACGTCGGCAGCGGCCTGTACAACAACTATTTCTACAACCGATGGGAGATCGTCTCCAGCTCCCCGTTCAGCAACGCGGTCGTGTTCGTCGATGATGGCGCCACGATTTCCGCGCCTGCGAATGTCGTCCTGACGGTTACCGGATACTCGCAGGATAAGGCTGGTAACAAGGTGTACACGCTGACTGGTGCCGATCCGGCAAGCCTGCAGGCATCGAACTTCCGGCTTGTGCAGACGGAGCAGATGACTAAGGCGCTAGTCGCCGTGCATCCTTACGGTGCGATTATCTTGCCGCAGTCCGCGCAGACTGCAAGCTATAAGTATGACGTGGTTGCTACGATGGCAGGCGCAACTTACAAGCTGGCCAACGGCCTTGACAACACGGTCGTACTCGGAAGCACTCTGACGCTCGTCAAGCAGTAAACGGAGGGGCATTGCCCCTCCACTCATTATAAAGGTGGTGATACAATGGCTGAATACGTCGTGCCGAATACCACGATTTATATCATCAAGGATTGCCCGTGTGAGCCGGACTACAAGAATACGATGTATTTCGGTACAAAGACTTATCAGTTTGCAACGTTCAGCAACTGGATCAAGTACACGATCAACGCGCAGAGTTATCAGAGATACGGTGCAGGAAGAATTCAGGTGGAGTTACCCGTTGAGAATTTGTATGATTGCAATTACCTGATTTTCCAAAACACGAACTTCAAGGATTCTGATGGTAACGTAAAGAGATTCTATGCGTTCATTACGGATGTTGAGTATGTGAACAATAATACTTCCACTATTACGTATGAAATTGACGTGATTCAGACTTGGCTTGGGGACTATGAATTGCAAGAGGTTATGGTGGAACGGGAGCATACACTGACAGACGTTCCTGGTGATAACATAGTACCGGAGCCGTTCGGAAATCTGCCTATGGTTAAGGAAAGCGACAATGAAGTTATCGCGCCAAATGGTACGCGGCTTAGCGAATTGAGCATCGTCGGTTGGTTCGCTTCAAACACAAACGTTCGCCCTGCTATGGGTTTACCCACCATGCTAACGTGGGCGCAATGGCCTTACACGAAGGAAGGAATTGAAGCATTCAACACGGCTATGGAGGAACTCGATCCCAAAAATTTAATCGCTTTGCACCTTGCACCACGGGTTTTCATGCCTAAGACAAACCGCCCTGTCGAACCATGGTCAACTGATTGGGCAAATCAGTCAAATCCGAATATGTTCGAATTTAACGTCGACAGGGATATTGACGTTTTTCATCAAAGCATTAACGGCGTTGCGAAATCCTACACGCCAAAAAACAAGAAATTACTCACCGCGCCGTATTATTCGCTGTATATTTCCTCGAATGACGGAAAGGGCAAGAATTACCCGTTTGAATTCTCGGGTCGTGCAAATGGATTGTACTTCCGCGTTGTGGGTTCATTTACGGCGAATCCAATCGTCACTGTAATTCCATTGGCCTACAAGGGTACGACTGAAAATTATGAGGAAAGCTTCTCGTTATCCGGCTACCCACAGTGCGGCACGGACAATGACGCTTACAAAGCTTGGTTGGCTCAGCGCGACGGCGCTGTATCTGTTCAAGCGATTGGTGGCGTTGCTACTGCCGTCGCTAGTGCCCTTACGCAAAACTGGATTGGTGCCATTGGAGGCGCTTTTACGTTGTTCAACGCATGGGCGCAGCGCGCGGGTGCTGCAGAACTTCCGAACAGCGGCTCAACGGGTGGCGGCTCCGGTGAAAGTCTGGCAGCAGCTAAAAAGTTAACCTTACGCTATAGTAAAATTCACGTTACCGTGGAAGACGCGAAACGCATTGATGATTTTTTCAATCGATACGGTTACGCCGTCATGCAAGTGAAAAAGCCGAACATCGGAACTCGACCGTTTTACAACTATGTTAAAACGCAGAATTGCGCAATTCACGGCTCTATCCCAGCAAGCGCGGAAAAGAGAATTTGTGAAGTGTACGACAAGGGAATTACGTTCTGGAAAACTACAGGTCATTTTGGCGATTATTCCGTGGATAACTCACCGGGCGCTACGAATCCGGAATATACTGAGGAGGTGACTTAATGGGGAATAGCTTCAAAGAGTGGTTGGCGGCTGATTCCTTTAACCGGCTGACCTACAATTTCTATTATGACCGGCTGCTGGAGATGTCCTTATCACGGTACGAATGGCTCAATCTTCCGGATAGTGTAGACGCTCGGTTCCTTGAGTTGACATTATTCAAAAATGGCCGTGCGCTTTTCTTCGAAGATGATGTCCTCGGGATGCTGGCACTCCCGGTTATCATTAACGGGCCGTTCAACGTGTACAAGATTCCGATAGGGCGCAGGGCGTTTACACCCGGCGTTAGCTCCGTCAACGAAACAGATAAATCCACCGTGGCAACGTATCAGGCAGAACGAACAAATAAGGATTCCGTTATCTGCTATAATAACATGCTGCACAGCCCATCCCTTAATATGTGCAGGATGTTCGCTAGGCGTCTTGCGGATATCGACAGGACGATTGACGTTAACATTTCAGCCCAGAAAACGCCGGTGCTGATAGAATCCGACACAAATACCCTGCTTTCTCTGAAGAACGCCTATAAGCAATATGAGGGAAACTTCCCTGTAATATTTGGCAAAAAGGGAATCGCTGATAATGTTAAAGTGCTGATGACTGGTGCACCGCTAGTAGCGCCCGCTCTGCAGCAACTGAAGCAGACTATTTGGAACGATGCCCTTGAATCGCTTGGCATTGCGAATCACGGCGCTGACAAGAAGGAACGCGTTAACACACTGGAGATTCAGGCAAATCAGGGCGGCACGATTGCAAGCAGATACTCCGGCTTGATCGCTAGAGAGCAGGCTTGTGATGCCGTCAACAAAATGTTCGGTACGGATATCGGCGTTAGATACCGCGAGGAAGTGACGCCGGAATCCTTTATGGATGTCCCGGACGGAGGTGGGGAAGATGAGTAAATACACAACGCAGCTGCGCTATATCTGCGAGGTCGAAGCTGGCTATAAGGAATCACAGCCGTATAGCAAGGTTAACGAAATCGTGAAGGCGGCTGCACCGAAAATCTTCAACGCGGATGACTGGCCCATCTTTGATGAGAATTACCGGCTTGCCCTTGAGATTAAGATTCTAAAGGCGTACTACACAGAAGAAATCAGCATGGAAACCGTGGGGCTTTGGAAACTCCGGCTCAATCAGAAGTTATCGGAGATCATGCCGTACTACAATCAAATGTATAAGTCGGAGCTGCTGGAGTTCAATCCGTTGTATGACGTCGATCTCACCCGAACGAAAATCGGCAAGGGAACAAAACAGACACAGACCGACAGTCAGGGTGTGACGTCCTCGGAGTCTGATTCCTCCACCACGTCCGAATCCTCGAACACGAACACGGAGAGCGAAGTCAACAAGTACAGCGATACTCCGCAGGGTGGTTTGTCTGGCCTACAGAATGACCGCTATCTGACGGACGCTAGAATGGTATCCAACAATGGGTCAGGTAATGCAACAGGCAGCGGCACAAGCAAGGCTACAGGAAACAGTCAGAATGTTAATACGTATAACGAAAACGCAGAAAGTACGGATGAATATCTAGAACATGTTTCCGGCGTGAATGGTGGCGCGTCCATTGCGGAGCGCCTGAAAGAATACCGAAGCACGTTCGTCAACATTGACCTGCAGATCATCGAAGAACTCGAAGACCTGTTTATGAAAGTGTGGTGATACATTGAACAGTACGTTTAGAGTTGTGCTTGTCAAAAAGAGCGGTTTTGAAGTCATCAGCTTTGACGATTGCATCAGCGTTACCGCGATTCCCATTGCGGGCACGGGCGGCAAGGCGTGGCAAATCAAGCTTGCATCCGACACGGGGAGCACTGCTATCCGCAGTTACTCAATGTCACAGTGGTGCATTGCAATTATGTAAGGAGGTATTTTATGAGCGATATTCCCAATAAGTTCAGATTATGTTGCCTGCCGGTTCTTCCGACGATCTTCTCCGACGAGCTTAGTTACCTTGACGTGCTAAGCAAGATGAGGGACTATATCAATAAGATGATTGATGCACTAAAGCAGCAGGACGAGGACATTGCCAACATTCAGAAACAGGTCGACAAGGTTGACCCTAGCAATTACATTCAGACAAGCGGCGGTACGCTCACGGGGCCGTTGTTCTTCATCGACAACGCCCACGTTCTAAAGAATGAAGACGGCACGATTACCCTGTCCGGAACGGGCCTGATGAATATCCACGGCGGTGGGAACGTGACGATTGATACTCCGGAGAGTATCGCTATAAGGGCAGACAAACACGTTGACATCACGGGAAGCGGCGGCGTCGAAATCTTGGCCAGCGAAAACGGTGCGGTGAATATCGAGGGTGGCGCAGTAGCTATTACCGGGGATATCAATATCAACGGCCCAACTACGTTCGATAAAGTGGATGTTGATATGCTCAACGCAAGAACCAAAGTGGCGGAACCCGTGGAGGACGAGAACCCTGCTACAAAGAAGTATGTGGACGCGCATGGCAGCTCCGGCGGTGTTACGTGCGGCTATATCACGGTTGCCGTTGATGATTCGAAAACAAGTGTGGATGTGCGTAGCGAGAGCCTTATTCCAAAGGGTGAGATTGGTGGATACTACGTCGACAACGCCGGTAACCTTTGGCATGCGACACAGGTCGTTGCTGGTGGGTTTACGCTGGAGAATCAGAACATTAATGTTCTTGCGAACGCGGAGTTCGTCAGGATCACTGGTAACACTAGCGTGAAGAACATCAATGTGAACGACACTGGAAGTTCGACGTATCAGGCAACTACGAACGTCCTTGTGCACGGAGGGACGGACGTTGACATTACCGCGGGAAAGGGAACGGTCGACCTTGAGGCGCCTATCGTTGATATCCACGCGGCGCAGCATGTGAATATCGATACGGGAGACGGTGGCTCCGTTGTAATCGGCGGCGCGAAGTCTGCCGTAGATATGGGCAACGCCGCGGGCGTGATAGTGCCAACTCCGCTAAAAGGCATTGAAGCCGCAAACAAAGACTACGTTGATAATTTAATCGGCCCTAGAATGAAAATGTTAAAGCGCATTACTGCACAAGCCCCCTACCTCGGAATTCCAGGCGATGACTTTGCAAATTATACTGAAGCAAATATTTTCATACAGGCAACCCCCGATAGTACCGCAAATGAGGTTTGGATTGGAACAATCTTATTGCTGGGCGGCTCAGTTACCGATTGTCACGTTGTATCTATTGATGCAACAACCGGCGCACAGCAGTTCGTACAGCCAGATAAATTCCTTGTTACCAGCAATGGAATGCTCATCAATGGACTTTCTCCTGCAGTGGCTAGAGGCTGTTATTTCGTAATCCCCTCTTGACAAATAAAGTCATTCGTGATATAATGACAATGTAACCAACCGCACAGTTCCTCCTTTCAATATAGCGGCCTGACGTTGTGAGGTGCGTCAGGCCGCACCAATAAACTTAACATTACTAGTGCGCGTTAATTGACTAGTGTGTTTTAAGGCATCACTTTCCGGTACAGCATTTGTATAGCGCAGTGCAAATGTTGTACGGAAAATCCCCTATACCAAAGG